AGTAGTGTTTAATTTATTAATAACACCGTCAAGATCTCTAACCAAAGATTGAAAATCTTGTTGGTCGTATTCTTCGCCTGCTCTTGTTAATGATTGTACGATCTTTGCCATTATAATATACTTAGTAGTCCTCCATATCTTAAACCTACTCTTCCACCTTCTGCTAATCTCCAACCCGACATGCCAGCATTTCTATTAGCATCTGAAATTGATTGAGCTTGAGCTTCACTAATTCCTAAACCACCTTGATCTACGCCTCTAGACATGTGAGTAGCGCCTTTACCCGCTCTTCTTTGGGGAGCTGTGCCGGCACGGTCTTTCTCTATAGCTATGTTCTCGTCTATGTTTTTCTGATTTTCCTTTTCCCACATTTCTTTTTCTTTTAGTGCAGGGTTTACAAACTTGTTATAATAATTTGTTTTTTTGGCCTCTAGTTCCTCCTCAGTTAAAGTTTTGCCCCATTGGTTTTCCAGATTTTCGTAAACACCTTGTACATAGTCTATTTGTTTATCATACATTGCACCTAAGTCATTAAGCCCAAAACCCGACTGTAAATTTTTACCAGCTAATACACCGCCTGTAATTTGATTAAGGCCAGAGGTTGGATTTGTTCCATACATTCCTTGCTCTTTCATAAAATCTATCTGACCTTGAAGTGCAGGATTATAGTTAAATGCTCTTGGATTAGTCGCATCCATTCCACCAGCTATTCTTCCCATTATAGTATTATCTAAAATACTTGTTATTCCTTCCCCTATTCTATTTTTAAAATACCCAAATGTATTTTTAATATTACTGGGTGCTTCTTGAACAAAATTTTTAGTATTAACTAACGGATCAAATCTTGTAGGATGATTTGCTCTCATCATAAAGTCAACCGGCTGATCAATATAATGAATTGCTTTTGTACCCATGCCTGGAACGTCCTCATCATCACCTGTGGCTATTGCATCCCAGTCTGCTTGTGATGTATTGGCTGCCACGTTAGCAATGTCTTGGTCTAATGCATTCATAGATGCTATTCCTTGATTATTCCACCATGCCATAATTACCTTCTTCCTCCTGGATGTATGTCCAATCTAAATGTACCTAGTTTCCAATCTTGGCCAACGGCCGTATTAGCTACTTTAAATTGAACAGCTCTTCCTCTTATTCGAGTATCAACTTTGGTACTTGCTGTTGTTATATCATAGTTTGTAGTGGTTGCGCTACTATTTGGATAGTTTTTAGTAACCAATGAAACCCGTGTGCTGCCTGTTTGACTAATGAAATCAGGTATAAATCTACTAACCCTCATTACAAATTCACCGTCCCCTCTAAGGTCTGGCATTCCTACCACACTTCCTGTTGTACTTTTTTTCTGAGTAATATCAAAATCACCTGATTCAATATTTGCTAGGACAGCGGTAACCGAGCCTCCTGCATCTACTTGATCGGTCCCTGTTTCCTGGGCATAGTAATATGTAACTCCTGCCGTATTTCCAACGACATCAAAAGAAGCATTACTACTGGTATCATATTTAGTTGCATGAGGTTTATCAAAGATTGAGGAATCTTGCCACGCTGTTCGAGCTAAGCTTCCTGTTGTCCATACAGTTCTTTTAGAACCTGATTCAAGATAGTTATAAGTAACGACTCTATCAATTATATTAGAACCATTACTACAATAGAAAAAGTTTACTTCGGTAAAAAGGTTATTCAATCCACAGTTAATTAAATCTCTTGCCGTAGTATTAATATCATCATACACATAGTCTTCTACTAAGCAGGGTAAAGATTTTAATCTGCCATCGTATGCAAAGAATCCATTTTCAGACATCCAGTAAGCTGTGCCATCAACTTCAATCGCAGCATTCTTACCTATTAGTCCACAGTTAGTTCCAGCTATTTCAAAAGAAAATGTAAATGGTGCTCCAACAAAACGCATTAAAAATAATGCTTTATCGGTCCAGACATAAATTGCATCTCTACCTTGGACTGCGCCCATGATTTTAGAACCATCAGCAAGTCTTTGAGTACCAGCCGTATTATCGGCTGTTACCGTGTATGAATCTGTCCCAGTAATTTTTTCTTGATCAGAGAATCTTATATACATATCATCTTGGGTTGATGTGTCTCCAATTGTTGTTTCTGTTCCAAAAAATATTAAGTGTCTATCTGGTGTAGAAACTAACATATGTCTTGAAGCTGTAGGTGCATCAGCAAGTAGGGTAGCCCTAGTATTAGTTGCACCTGCTACTGAAGAGTCCCATTCAAAACATTTTCCGTTATAAATAAGTGCTATTAATTTTGTTCCATAATTATTTAAAACCCATAAGCCGGGATCAAGTGTAACGTCTTCAGAAGACGATTCGCCCCATGCTACATAGTCAGAAATATTGCTTACTGTTACTCCAGCAGTATGGGCTGCTCTTGTAGTTCCATTAACCGCACGCGCTCCTCCACTTAAAGTTCCTGTTGAGGTATCGTTATTTGTATAACTAATATCTTCTGAGCCAATTCTAATTTCTCCTGAATCTGGAAAAGCAGTTGAACTAGCTACGACTACAGTCGTAGTAGCATCGTCTGGAAGTGTTGTTGATAGAGTAGTCGTTGCAATACCTGAAGCAGTTCCGCCGAAGTTAGCAGTTCCCCATCCATAACCACCTAGTTGTTGATTAGGGCCGACATGGTAATAAGGACTGCCTGTTGCACTCCCTACATTGCTAGTGCTTCCAGTGGTTTCATTAGCGGCCATCGTTAATTCAATGGTAGTAGAAGTTGGAACTTGTGTAGCCTCAAAAACCTTGTCTTCAAAATCTGTAGTTTGAAAACTAGATCCTGTAAGTGTAGTTACACTACTAAAAGTTAAAAGATCTCCTTCCAACATGCCGTGTGGGGAGGGAAATGTTACTGTAACAGTTGGCTGTCCACTAGTTGTTGAAAAGTTACAACTAGCGATTGAAGTTCTTAATGGTGTGATATCATAGTAAGAACCAGCATAATATATATAAAGAACTTTACTTGTTCCAATAGCAGAATACTTTACTCCAGCGTTATTATCAAAGTGATGAATGGCTCTAGCTGGACCCGTTAATTTATCTGCACCTAATTGGTCCCAACCACCTATTTTTTCTGGAGTTCCATATCTAAATCGAACATTATCTCCCCCAAACCATTGTCCCTCTGCCCCGGTTTCGGTAACTTGTTTATTAAATCCTGGTAAAAAACCTAGTTTTTGTAACATATAAAATCCTGTTTAATAGGTAATATAACAGATTATATCAAAATTCAATAATTACTATAGCTCTAATAGCTCTAATTTAGATAAAGAACCAACACTGCCTTTAATAAAAATATTAAAAGCTAAACTAACCCTGGTATTTTTTCCCTTTTTTATTGATACTGAATGACTAACTGAGGAAGGAAACAGCATTATTTGTCCTGTTTTAATAGGGAGCCACCAAGATTCTGAGTTAAAAGAATTAAAGTTTTTTACTTCAGGCATAATCATATCGTAATTATTTTTATGGAACTCTACTTGATCAAACTTTTCATTGGCGTCCATATAGAGAACCCCTGAAACTAAAGAATTATGGTGTTGATGTTTAGGGTGGTGTTCATTAGTGTTCGTATAATTTAACCATGATTGTGTAATGTATGGTGTTATGTTATTTTTAGGAGATATAATTTTATCAAAATAATCTTTAATAACGATGTCTAATTCTTTTTTAAGGTTACTAAATTGCTTGGTATTGAGAATGTAACTATCATTAGATCTATAATTACCAGCATTTTTAACACGTTTTATTTTTTTAAAATTTATTTCTTTACTAGTAAATTTTCTATTTAATTCTGTGACATAAACAGGAGTAGCAAACAATGAATGAACGAACACCATATCAAATAAAAGTAGCTACTAACGCAATTCTTGCTCCAAATTTAGGGTACTCTTGATAGTGTGGTAAATTTTCAAAACAAACACCTTTACCTGCTTTATAGGGTATTTCTTTTATTACTTTCTTGTTTTTATCTACAAGAAAAGTATTACCACTCGACTCATTTAAATAAATAATAATTTGTTTGTGATAATAGTCATGATCTACATGGACACCACAGGTTTTATTTTTATTGGGTATCGTAATATTGTAAGCAATCCTTGTATAAAAATTTGGCTTCTCTCCTATGTTTTTACAAAAGTTATTTAAAATATCTAGTGTACTATAATAAGTTACATCATCAGTATTTATAGCATTTTTAAGGGCATCAGTTTCTTCTAGTCTTTTTAACACAACATGACAAAAAACAACATCTTTAGGTCTATCGTCAATTGTGCCTGGAAGTACTGTAGTGCCTTCTTGAAAAAAGAACGGAAAATTTTTACTCAAAACTGTGTCTTTAATAAACTGGTTGTTTTCCTTAGTTAAAAAATTTTGTTTTTCTTTGAAAAAAATTTTCATGTTTATTTATAAAGCTTAAAATTATAGGCTAGTGATATTCGTTTTTCATTACTTAAGTTCTGACTAACCGAATGAATTAAATTAGAATCGAAGATAACTAATAAACCCGGCTGAGGTTTTATACACATGGTAGAAAAGGTATATTCATTTTCGGGATTAAACAAATAAGTTTCTTTAGAGGGGGCAGGGTTTTTAAAATTTATAGTACCAGTTTTATCTGATCCTTGTAAAATATATACTGCTGAGATGTTTGAACCCATGTGATCATGGTTTTCTTGATAATCATATTTATCATAAACATTAAGCCAACTTTCTGAGCAAGCAACTCCCAAATGTCCGTGACCTATTTTTTTTGAAAAATCTGTAACTTCGGAAAATATAAAATTATTAATATCGTTAAATTTTTCATCTGAATGAATAGGGTATGTACCAAAAGTATTATAAAGTTTTGACTCCCAATTTTTACCACCTTTTTTATTTTTCTTTTTTATTTGAGTACAATATTTAATGAGATTTTTTTGTATTTTTTTATGTTCCTCATATACACTTATACCTAAAGGGATACTAAATATATTTCTTATGTTCATGTTTATCCTATTGTTGGGTTGTTAAAATTATTCATCTAAAATTTGATCCTGAACTCCACCCTACCAAAGAATTTCTTTCACCTTTAGTTACAGGAGTTACTTTATGTAATATAAAACTAGGAAAAGCCACTAGAGTTCCTTGTTCTTTATGTTTAAGAACATCTGGTTTTGGTGATTGACGCAGAAGTAAATCACCCCCTCTATATTTACTGGGTTTAGTTAGTTGTATTGAAAAAGATAATTTTCTTGCATGATTAGAATCATATCCTCTGTCTACATGCCAATCATAAAACTCATTTTTTTTATATTTAGTAAATTGAAAATCTTCTGGAAAACCATCTAAGTCGAAATTAAAAAAAGCTTTATTTAATTTTTCTATATAAGCGCTCACTTTTTCAAACACCCAAATACTTTCTTCAGACGGAGATATCCAAGAAATTTTTCCCATCCTGTTCTTTTTTTTAATTAATTTTTCATTTCCGACAGAAGCCTGTTCTACTATTTGTTTTTCACCAAGCTTTATTATTGCCTCACATTCTAAATCATTAAATACTTTTTCGTGAAAAGCATAATAATTAACACAATCTTTCTTTTGAAAAACCCACTTTGTTGTCATGATATTATCTCCATCTTGGTCCGGCTAAAAAAAGAGTAAAAGTTCTTCTTTCTCCTTCTGTTACTGGAGTAACTCTATGATTTAAATGTGATTTAAACATTAACAGTGCACCACTTTTAAAACCAGGTACCTCATAGGGCCTTTGTTGAAAGAGTTCAAATTTACCTCCACTATATTTTTTTTCAGAAAGATTAATTAATACTGTCCATTTAAGTTCAAAAATTGGGTTTTTGGCTTTATCTATATGCCAGCCATACTCAGATTTAACTGAAGAAGAATAAATGTTATAGTTTCCAGAATCCATTTTACTGTACTCATCAAAAAGATTGTATGAAAAACTTAGATTATTTCTGTGATAAACTTCGTCTAAAATAGGGTCGACATATTTACCACATTTTTTTAAAGGAATTAAAAAAGTTTTTACGTTTTTAAGTGAATCACCTTTAGGGTTTGTTGCATGCATGGTACGTGGTTCTACTATTTTACACTTTCTTTTTAGGAAATTATTAAAATTTTTAACTTGTTTAGGGGTATAATAATTATCCCATAACCAATAATCATAGTCACGCGTTGGTGAGTTAGATCTGTATACTCCTGAGTTTTCTACTTTCATACTTTTTAACAGTATATATGTATTTAAGTAAAATGTAAATAGTTTATGCTAAAGTATTGATCTAGATCAATTATGCTAAAGTATTGAATAGTTCCCAACTTAGATTTTCTTCATCCCAATAATAAAGCCAATCGTGAGTCCCTGCGGCATTTTGTGATTCTTGTTCAGCAGTAAAGCTTGGTCTGTCCCCTATTGGAGAAGTCCATTTAGAAGCACTGTTTGACATCACCCAACTAGGGAAAGGTTTTGGTGGCATAAAAATTTCAAGAACTGGGTCCCATGTAGAGCCCTTAGTTCCAAAATTGCCTCTAAGAGGTGTTCCACCAAGTCTATGTACATCTGCTACAGTATTATAAGAAGTTTGTAACCAAGTTCCTTCTTTTTTTAAAACATTTGCTATAAACTCTTGCCCCGCAGCTTCTGATGGTGCTACGTCATTGTGAATTACTATGCAATCTACTACATCGTTATTCGAATCTATTTTTGCAAAATGAGCCATTATGTTGTGTATGATCCTGACCCAGTAAATTTAAGTATTGAAAAATCACCACTTGTTGTGACTGTTGGAGAACCAGTTGTTGTTCCAGAATAACTTGCTGTGGGTACTTTTAATATAACAACACCGCTTCCCCCAGCAGCTCCACCATTACGGCCGCCCCCACCGCCACCGCCAGTGTTAGCTTGTCCAGCTACTCCTATGTCTTGTGTGCCATTGCCGGCTCCGCCGTCACCGCCGTTGCCTGCTGGTTGAGCACCAGGTGAATTGCTTCCAGATCCTCCGCCGCCACCAGCGTACCAGACCTGTGAACCTGTAATAGCATTTTGTGTACCTTGGCCGCCGTGACCAGAAGGTGCATCTGTACCATCTTGCGAGGCTCCTCCGCCACCGCCTCCAGCAAAACCGTACTGGTAAATTAGGTTAGCACCATTTCCGCCGTCGTTACCTTGACTTGGAGAAGTAGATGGTGTGTTTCCATCAGCTCCGCCAGGTTGATATCCTCCACCTGGAGAGTGTATGTTGCCGTGACCCCCGCCACCGCCTCCACCAGATCCGCCGGTTTGGCCTAGGGGATTATAAAATCCACCGCCTTGACCACCACGCGTGCTTGTAATTGTTTGAACAGAACCGCCAGCAACTGAAGAATCAGCCTGTGCTGCTCCTACTGTTACTGTTAAACTTTCACCAGAAGGGATGTCTTGTTGAGTGGAGGTTCTGTATCCTCCTGCTCCCCCGCCACCGCCTGTGAATGCACCACCGCCTGCACCTGCAACTACCAACATGATAATTTCATAAGGGGGGACAGCACCACCTCCTGCACCAAATCCTAGGACTTGATAACCAAAAGATTTACCTTTATTTGATTTTTTATTTTTATTTCCTTTGCCTTCGTCAACTAAAGGAAGATCTATTTTTCTCATACCTAACCTCCTTATGCGTCGTTAGCAGCGTCAGTAGTATAAAATAATTTGATTCCTAGTACTCGTGCATCACCAGTAAAGGTATCACTACCGTCAGCTGCATCTCTATATAATTGAAAAAATGTATAGTCATCGTCAGCAGGAGATCCGGCAATTGTCATTGCAGAACTAACTGCAGTCATTTGCACATCTTCTACAGTTCCGATTCCAGCATCTGTGACTTCTATAGCCGTTCCAAAAACTGCATCAGCTGTATCGCCTTCAGTACATGCTAATCCTTGAAGACCAAAAATAGCGTTTCCTGTATTAGTATTACCTGGACTCCAAAAAACTTGATAAGTTACTGTACCTAAATTCCATGATTTAGGCATCGCAATAGAAAACTGCGCATATTCAGCTGTACCTGCATCAAAATCTAAAACCTTTAATTCAGGTCTAGTTGCTGTAGTTTCAACTGCTTGTGAATCAGCTCCATTTGTAGTTGTGCCGAACATTGCTGCTGCTGGAACAAAAATAGTTTCTGTTCCTGCAATTTTAACCGCTGCTGTTCCTGATTTAAGAACACCAGATCCTTTCGGATTTAGATTTAAATCAACGTTTGTTTCACCTGTTGAAGAAATAATTGGACCGTTTCCAGTAGCTGCGTTAGCGAGTGTAATTTCATTAACTGCAGAACTTGTAGCTGTTAAAAGAGCTAATTCATTTCCGTTAGTATCTAAAATTGAAGTACCAATTTTAGGAGATGTTAAAGTTTTGTTTGTTAAAGTTTGTGTTCCAGTTAATGTTACATCTCCAGCTGGTAAAGTATCAATGTCAGGGTTAGTTCCATCATTTGCAGTAGCAAATACAAGAGCGTCACCTTTATTAGTAGTTCCAAAAGTAAAACTGTCTCCAGAACCAGAAACATATTTAAATTGAACTGTGTATGCTCCTGAAGTTGAATTTCTTAAAAAATAAAATGTTTGAACGTCAAGTGGTATAGTTACAATTCTGTTTCCTGTAATCGAACCTGTAAATTCTATCATTCTGTGTGCAAGAGTTGCACCAGTTGATCCATCAGAAACTGATAATGTAGTAGTGCCAGCTCCACCAGCTATATCTTGTGCTGTATAGCCACCAGCAAGTTGTTCAATAATTTGTAAATTAGTATTTGTAATGTCTCCCCATTGGCCGGCTTTTTCGCCAGTTACCATAAGTTCTACACCAAGACCGGTATATGATGATGCCATAATTTTGTTCTCCTATTAAGCTGCGTCTGTTACGTCTGTATAAGATGTATTTCCTGTAATGTCAACATCAGAAAAAGATGTATTGCCAGTAATATCAACATCAGCATACGCTAACTCTCCGAAACCTACAGTGTTTAAACTAGCAGTAATTGTCTGTCCAGTCAAGCCTACAGCCATCGCTGTTGGACTAATTGACCCTACGCCAGCAGTGAATGTTTGTGAAGATAATCCTATAGCCATTTCCGTGGGAGAAATAGATCCAACAGTAGCTGCAAAAGTAACTCCTGAAACATCTATAACTTGTGCGTCTGTCGCCTCTACTGATCCTACGTCAGCAGCAAATGTTACACCACTTATTCCTACTACGTCAGCCGGTAATATAGAACCTATTGCAGCTGTGGTTGTTAAACTTGCTAAACCTTGTGTATGATCGGCTCCATTATTTATACTTAGGGTTCCTAATCCAGTGCCCATGGTTACACCACTGACACCAAAAATCATATCATAATTAGTGGTTAATGAACCTACATCAGCGGCCATGGTTTGACCACTTATTCCAATTATACTTTCTGGTTTAAATGTAAATTCTCCACCCCATAGACTCTCACCGTAACTATGAACACCCCATCCATTTGGACCAAGTTCCATTGACATGGATAAACCATCAATTGCAACAGTGGTTGTATTTTCACCCCAGTTACCAACACCATACTCATCTCTACCCCAACCTGATTCAGATTGAGCGTAAGCTAGTGTACCTAAACTTGCTGAAAAACTAAAACCGCTAATTGAAATAACGGGACTATAACTGTCACCGTACGGCTCTTCACCCCATTGATCTCTACCCCAACCTTGTTCAGACTGAGCTACAACTTCTCCGATTGATGCAGAAAAAGATAGACCTGTAAGATAAGCAGTGTCGTCATTCAATTGGCCCCACTCACCATTACTCCAAGCATCCGCACCCCAACCTCTATCGGGCGAACCAATTACTTCACTAGAATTATAAGAAACAGGTACAGGAAAACTTGTTGAAACAGGAACTGTTGTAACGTTTTGTTGTCCCCAATCACCTTGGGACCAGGTGCTACCGGATTCTCCCCAACTATTAGCCATAAGGAATTACCTCCTTATGCCGTCAGTCTCAGGATAGCGGAAGTTGCGTCGTTAGTTGGAAATTGAATTGTAAATGTTCCAGAAGAAACTGTTTTGTCTCCTCCAAAAGCTACTATACAAACTGCGTCTGTAGTAGACGATCCAGTTGCAGTAGTAGTATTATAAATCATACAACCATTTGCTGTGAACGATGCAGAAGTCCAAGATATGTCAGAAAAATCTGTAAACGCAGTTGTAGAAGTTAAACCTACACCAGTATTAGTTAGCGCTTTTCCACCTGCTGTGTAAGCAGTTCCGGACGTGTTTGTAATTTCGTTTGAAGTTGAATAGTCAGTTGTACTTGCACCTAAAGATGCTGAACTTGTGAATAGTGCTATTTTAAAAGTGTCTCCGCCTGATGATGCGAAACTGTGTTTACCTTGTAATAGTTCTTGTTTGAAACTAGAACAAACTGCTGATGTTATTGCCATAAAATTTTCTCCTTATTATGGAGACGGTGAGTTAACTTTTATTCTAACTGTTCCGTCAGTATAATCGTCTCGTCTTCGTCTTCCCAATTGCATTCCTGCAAACTGTTGTATAGCATTTTTATACTTTTGTTCGTACAATGTCAACATATCCATTGGACCTTTTAAAAATCCATATGCTTCCACTAGGCAGGCGTATAATAAGCCCTGAGGGAAATAAGTACTTAAATAAGTGTTGTTATTATAACCAGTCCCAGATCCAAGTCCATTTGGAAATTTGTTGTAATAGACCCTAAATTTGTAGTTAGCATCAGGAGTTGGAGCAAAATACATACCTCCAGATGAAGTATCTGTAGTATTGTCAGCGCCCCCAAACATCGCATAATATTTAGGAAATCCTGTCACTGAATTAGTGGTATCTGTAGGTGATTGAATAGTTCCGTCAGGACCATATTTTCTATCTACAAATTCTGATAAATAAGTTTGGTCTTTTTTCTCTAACCATTTTCCATTACCTTCAGTATTAGATGTTGATTCAAATACTTCAATACCTCTGATAAAAAGACATCCTGCTGGTGCATTAAGAGTATTGTCATCTGCAACTAATGTTCCTTCTTGAACATATCTCTCAGAGTCCATAGGAAGCTCTTGATATATTCTCATCTCAGCAGCCATTATAAAACCATCTACAATAGTAGTTGTCAAAACATCGGACCCAACTTCAGTATAATCTCTTATCGCTGTAGTTAATGTACTGTAATCGTATTTTTTAACCCCTGACATTATAAACTCTCTATGTTAAGAGGACTAATAACACAATTGAATCCTCCCCCTGTTGCAGTGCCTGTTGCAGCACTTGGTAGTGTTAATGTAAAACTATTATAATCTGTTACCGTTGTGTTAGCATCGTTAACATAACTTGTTCCTACTAAAGAAGCAACTTTAAATGACCCGTAGACCGTGGCTCCGGAATCATGGGAACCGGCAGTTGTAGAAGGTGGTGTATATCCTCTGTAAACAGAAGATGTACCACGCGTACATCCAGTTAAATTATTAGACGATCTTCCAGTGTATTGAATAACTTCGTTTTGATATGTTCCAACTTTTAAAGGGTTACTTGTATCTGATGAAGTTAAAAGTTTTTGAATCATAATAAATCCAGCAGTTGGAAAATTAGAACCATCGGTTAATGTTATTGTAGTAGCACTATCTGTAATATCGCCATTTAAAGTTGTTTGTAGTTGAAACTCATCAACTGTTACTCCAGCAACATCTTCTTTCACTGCAGTAAATCTTAAAACATCATTTACCTGTAATGATCCTTCAGGAAATGAAATCGTTAAAGTTGTGTTAGATGCAGTTGTAAAAGGATTGAAAGGTAAAAAGTCCTGTGTTCCAAATTCTGTTCTAGCTGGTCTTGCTCTTTGTAAAGCTTGTGGATCAGCACTTGTAGGTTTTGGTTCTAGTTGTGGAGATTTAGGTTCATATTCAGAACGATGGACCCATGCACCAGTCCATTCTCTAACCATTTCATTATATGGAAATGCCATACCTGATCTATCAGAAATTGATAAAGCAAATTTACCTTGTGAAAAAGTAGTCATTAACTAATCCCCGGATAATAAATTTTAGGTGATATGTAGGTAGAATTAGAAGAACCATCTTCATCTTCTGCTCTTAATAATTCATCCTCATATAAAAGTTTTAATTCTTGTGTTCTTTGCGGAGCATACTTAACTGATAAATAATAGGCTAGACCTGCAATCATACAAGGTATAAATCTATATGGTACATCAGTTGCATTTGTATAAGCACCAACATCATCAATTCTTTTTGTATAATAAAAATTAATGTAGTTTCCATCTTGAGCCGCACCTGGAGTTAAATATAAAGTCATAGTAACTTTATCTATAAATCTTTGAACCCAGTATTGAGTAGGAAGACCACTGGCAGTTTTATTTGAAAATCCTTGATATTGTGATCTACTAATTTTTGTCATTGGAGTATCAACCGAAGTTGATTTTACTCTATAGTCCGCTTCTTGAATGTCTGTCATACCAACTGGAAACTGTAATACGGCATCAGAAGTACTATGAGTAGCTGCTGTGCTACCATTAATCCCTCTAGTGCATCCAGTTAAATTTAAACTAGAAATTCCTGTGTATGAAATTTGTTCGCTATTAATAGTTATTACACCACCTGTTGTCGGCATACCTGTAACTGAAGCAACCCCAATTGTAGCAACACTTGCATTTATTCCTCCAGATAATGTAGTTGAAATTCCACTAGATGTACCATCAGCTGGTGATCTATAAAAAGTGTAAACAGCTTGGCCATCTACTAATGCAATGTTTTGATTTTTAACTTCCCAAAATTGAAGTCCTCTATTACCCCATTCAGAAAATAAAATATTTAATGATCTTCTAGCGGTCTTAAGCTGATGTCCAGCTGTACCTTGCATACCAATACGTTCGTATGCATCTTCTATAATTTCGTCTATGCCTAGGTTCTTATCGAAAACATAAGAGCCAGATGTTGTATTTGCCATCTATGCCCCTATCCATAATA